ATCGCTAATAATGTCAAACGATTCAAGACCAAACTGTTGAGAAGGCGTTGTCATTTGAACTAAGTCTGGATATTCCTTAGGCATTGCTACAAATATTTGCTTAAGCTCTTTAGGACTTGAGAAATTATATTTGTGTTTGATTTCTGATACTAAATCACCAGAACTGTCAATGCTATTGTTCTCTGGGTCTGATTGAACTAGCTGAAGTAAGTAATCATAATTAACATTAGAGGCTGCATACCATTTAGGTAAGATTCCTACAAATATATCATATGCTACTTTAGTAGTACAACTAGCTTCCAGATACGTACCATTAGGATAGAATACTTTAAACGTAAAAGTAGTTTCTTCGTTAATAGGTAAACTCTTTACAGTCAACTGTCCTAATTCGAAATCATCTTTAGTATATGTTCCAATAAGCTCATCGTTCTGCCATAATTCAGCATAAGATATCACTCCAGTAGAACCTCTAACGAATAGTTCAACGTCTACTATAGAACCTAGTAAAGCATACGCAGGAGCTTTAACATCTACAGATTTACCGTAGAAGATTGCATCCATAACCTCTTGAAGATTCAATTTCTCTCCTGGGTCAGTTTCATCTTCAACGAAGCCTACTGTAGTCTGAACTGGTCCACTAGTAATCCAAACAGGCTCTTCTACAATAGAAGCATCCAGCTGTCTCTTAGTTACTAATTCGTCATCTTCTACAGCATCTACTCCCTTCTGTGGGGCAGTAAACGGAACTGAACCATCACGAGGTACATAATGCTTACTATAGATTTCTTTAAGAGTTCCATGAGGGTCATACTGATTAATATGTTCCTCGATAGCTCCTCTAGCAGCGTCAATTACTAGTTGATTAATAATTGCATCAATTTGAGCTCTTGAATAAGTCTCTGCTCTAGAGTAAGTTTCAGTCTTCCTGAAATAGTTGTTTAGTCTCTGATTAAGTAACGTTACAAATCCGTGAGGGTCTGCATCAACTAAATGTTTAAACATTACATCATCTACATATTTCTTAGTAGATAGATGTCCATCAGCTACTGGAGTAACTCCTAACTGTGGTTTTAAAAATGCAGTAGTTCCGTCACGTCTAACGAAATTCTTGATTAAGTCATCAACTTGTTCTCTAGTATATAGCTCTACTTTCCTATAAATCTGGTCAGTAGTTACATATACTTTAAGTATTTCCTCTACAAGAGGAATTATATTATGTGGGTCTGTTTTAGCTAAATGACTGTCCATTAAAGCAGTCACGAATCTCTTGGTTGTTAAATGAAAGTCTGTCAACGGGTCAACACCTGTTTGAGGTGCTAAGAATGGTGTGGTTCCATCCTCTTTAACAAAACCCTCCAGTTTACTTTCTATAGTAGGAATTATATTATGTGGGTCTTCAGTAGCTAGGTGAGTATCCATTGAGGTCTTAACTGCCTCTAATGTCTTTAAATCTGCTGAAGTCTTATCATAGACATCATTAATGCCAGCAGCTCCAAGATTAATTCTAGCAATTTGTTTATCTGACTCACTCTCAAACTCCCCTAAGCGGTAATCTACTTTCAGAAATTGTGAAGTATCAATTTGTTCGTTAACAGGATTGATACATTCATTTCCAGAACCACCTGGTGTTAAAATAGAGTTATCTGCCATTTATTATTAAGATAAAATTGTTCTACAAATTCAGACCTATTAACTTCATTCTCTTCTAGCAATTCGATGAGACTTATCTCTTCGAGAATTAGTTGGTAGTCATATCTATGCCCCCGTTCTAAATACTTAAGCAGTTCTTTGTATTCACAAATCACCTTATCTTTGAGAGCATCCACAGCCTTGCTCTGGCCATTTGCTGTATTCTGATTTACACAAGCCATTACAACCTCCTATTTGTTCTATGATTCGTTCAGCTTCAGCTAACTGATTAGATTGAACCATATATTTGATTACATTAATAGCCATCCAGACTAAATCTCTCTTGTAGGATAATTCGGCCGCTACAGCATTCTTACTCCAACATTTACTGAAACCTCTGCTATTAAATATTTGCTGGCACAAAGATATATAACATTTCTTAAGAAAACAAATAGACACGTAATTATTATATGTCCTAGAAATTGTAGTATCTTCTACGTTCCTCTCTACTATCTCATCTACAGTTACGGTCGTAGATGCGCCATTAAAATACTTATAGATGTAGATGCCGTCCGAATAGTACACAGTGGCATACATAGTTACAGCTGAACCAGCCGTTTTATCCATCTCTCTATCAAACCAATCTTTAGTCGGCAGAACTATATGATATACATTAAACCACCCATCAAACCCTACTGGCATAGTTACTGACTTATTACCGTCATCATGTAAAGTGTAAACAGGAAGTTGTATTTCAGGCCCATCTGCCTTATTATGTTGTAAGACATCAATAGATACAGTGTCAGAGTACTTGAATCTGTTCTTGACGATAACTGAAGAAGATTCAGGCAAATAGCCATTCTCTCCTGTACCAGTATCGTCAAGTATGATTACCTTACAGCTATCGTTAGTGCAAACTTTAATTTTTAATTCCATTATACGTTCTTCACTTCGTTATTCTGCTGATTCCCATCGTACAATTGGGCTATCTCAATATCTGTTCTTTTGGTGTCATTATCAGAAGTACTCTGCTTATAATCTCTATCAGCGTTAGCCTTAATAAGGCCAATCTCATAGTCATATTCAACCTTCTGCCTATCAATAGCAATCTTAGCTTCATTAAGAGATGCAATCTTATTATTAAGCTGCTCTTTCTCTTGTTCCGCCTTTTGAAGTTGCTTCTGTAGCTCTTCGTTCTGTTGTTGCATCTGTGCAGTGTTCTGAGTTTCTTCTCTTCTCTTTTGAAATGCCTTAGACAATTTAGACTTAAGTTCAGTCATACTTCTGGCAGTCATACACTCCATAGCTATGTCTGGGTCTAATTGACCACTCTTAATGAATTCAATCATTAATTGTTGCATGTTCTGCATTTCCTCCATAATTCTACTACTAGCTATTACATGAATATCATAGTCAGTAAAAGTAAAATGTTCAGGGAGAGCAGTGAACACTTTCTGTAGTTTGTCACCTAGCACTAAAGTTCCAGTAAGTGGTTTATGTTTCCATACCTTCTTAGCACAATTAAGAGAATCAATCAGAATATCCTCTGCCAAAGTATCCATTTGCTGATAGTAAGATTTAGTAATGATATAAGAATTTCTCATACCTGCCTTAACATTACTAACAGCATCCCTGGTTTCTATTCCATTTAATCTCTCTCTAAACACTCCAGTAATAGATGATGTCTGCTCTTCTAACATCTGCAACGCCATATTAAATGCCTGAATAGTATCAGCTTTTAATAAGTCATCGAATCCAGCAAAAGAAGTATTGTTGTTAAATGCCCTACCTTCTTGTGAAGTATCAATAGGAGCCACACCAGTCTTCTTATAGGCAATGAATTTCTGCAATCTTTCAGTCAAATCATCACCAAGAGCCATAGGTAGCATACTAAAGTCAATCCAGTCTCCACTAGTACCACTATTAGCAATTACATTGTCCCTAAAGAAAGTAATCAAATCATACTTGTCTTGAAGATGTGAACATGCAAGCACAAGTGAATATGGTTCGTTACTTCTGTTTACAAAGAACAAACCATTAACTGACAATCCACAGTGTGTAGGATTATCTTTAGTTCTAACTACATCAGGAGACTTACCAGTAAGAATGTAAATAGATTCTCCGATTTTAACTCCTTCATATCTATTCTCTACATAATCTTCTCCTTCTTTATCAACATCAATCCACTCAACTTCAAACACAGGTATTAACTTATAATTGTAAGTCTCATAGTAGTCGGTAGGGAATCCAGGTATTACTTCTTTACCCGCCTCGAGTCCGTCTGTAATAGGAGCTCCAGTAGCTTGATTGCTCATAGCGCGTACATATATATAACTACTATCGTAATATCCCTCAAACATCTCCTCTAATTCATTGATACTACTTGTATCTAGTTGAGGACCATATTTATTAAGTATTTGTTGCTTAGTTAACCAACGTCTAATAACTACTCTGTAGCTATCTCTAACATATACAGATTCTGGATTTCTATCAACGAATACATTACGTGGGTCTAATACCTCTATTTCTATATTAGTTCTCTTCCTACTAGGATGAACCTGGTAAAAGCTCATGCCAGTTACTAGTAAGTCAAGTAACAGGTTCTTTAACTTAGTAAGTAAGTTAATATCTCTAGATTGGATTATATACTCAACAACATTCTGTGCAGCTATTTCATACTCGCTAACAAAGCTATTATTAATATCTTCTACTAACTTATTAAGTTGAGCCTCTACAGCCTTATCAGTTACTTCTTGTCCTCCTAAGAACGCTAGTATCTGATTGTTAAGATGTTGTTGTAAGTATTGATATACTTCTTTATTAATTTGTAATTCCTTATCTCTAGATATCTTAGATATAGTTTCTTTATCCTTGCATGACACTTTAGGCAGTAATGGAGTACCTAGGTATTCTCCAAGTAAAGCATCAACATGCTTCCTGATAAGAGGAGTAAATTCTATAGAAGTAGGATTACCTATTCCAAAATTCTCTTCTAGATACCTATATTGTTCGGCATCTCTATATCCATTATAATAATTATATGCTTTCTGTAATTTGTACTTAGGAAATACTAATTCTGACACTGCCTTATCAATATGCTCCATTAAGTACTCATCACTCCTGTTCTGTGCACTCATTACAACTCTCTAATCCGTTATATTGTTTATATCCTAGGAAATAATGTGTGTCGCCTAATCTTCTATCTCTTAATTCCTGTCTAAGAAATTTAAGATACGCTACTTCACCACCCTCAAACGATATAATAAGTGGCTTGTCTATATTATTCATGCCAAGTGTTAACTTATAACCTCTATGTGTCCCCTCGGCAGTTTGTAGCTCTTCTAGCTTTAATTTAGCCACATATTCTTTATGATAAATCTGTTTGAATAAATCTCTGATTGCTACTTCTAATTCTTGTAGGGTCATCGTATTGTGTAGGCCATAAATTAAACTTAGGTACTATCTGTTGCTTCTCTGGAATAACTCCTTTGTGTCTAATTCCTCTTTCATCAACCCAATAACCAAAAGGTCTTAGTTTGTTATTAGGACTGTCCATTTCTTTAGGAACTACTCCCATTAATTCCTCGTCTCCTAGTTCGCACATACCCCATGCAGCTATAATATCAAACTTACGTTTATTCTCATAACTGTATTTAATTGCTTCTTCTAGAATTTCTTCAAACCATATATTATGACAATAATCTTCTATATGTTGAGCTATTAAATCTAATTGATGCCTAATTACTACTTCAGTAGCAGGAGCTCCGAATTGTTTACTACGACCTCCTTGTATGTCAGATTGAGTAGCTCTAGGTCTTCTCATCAAATGTCTATTCTCTTTATGTTTCTCTCTAAAGAATTGCAGAGTAGACATTCTAGTAGATTCAAGAACAGCCTGACAATCGTAATACTGCAATATCTTAAGACATGTCATATGTGCTTCACGTAAAGTCTTAGGTCTGTCCCTATAATAGCACACTATTTTAGGTTCATCTAACCCATAAGCTCTCTTTTTAACTACTACACAGAAATCAGAAGGGTCTTGAGTCTTATCAGAAGTGTCTTCACCACCCATATCAATACCGTCAATACCAGCAACGTATAAATTTCTAGGCACAGCTCCATGCTCTCCTTTAATCGGATGTTCAAGTATCTTAACTTTACCTTTGGGGTTACTAACAAATCTTACACTATCAATTGCTTCCTCTGTGTGCTGGTTGTTAGTAAAATTATACTCTAACTGGCCTACATCAATATGTGGTCCCAGTTTATGTAATTTAATATTAGCAAGTTGCTCACTTAACAATACAGTATTAAACTGGTTATCTCCTTCTAGAGCCAAAGCATCATCAGGAGTAAAACAGAACTCTGCACATGCAATTAAATGCTCCTTCGGGTTAGCTAGTAGAGCTTCTCTTTGGTCTAAATAGAACTTCTTAGCCTTCGCAGTATTAGTAACTCCTCTATCGTCTACATATCCATTTGCTGCTACGAATGTATAGGCAGGTATGAAGAATGAGGTAAAAGCATAAGACCCGTCTTTAGTATGGTTATGTTTATAAGGTAAGAAATTATATCCAGCTGGATTATAAAACATCTTACTAAGTCCGTCAAGTGCAGGTCCCTGGTCTCCACCTGTTCCCCACACAAATCTAGTTCCAAACTTATTACCTAGAATTTCTACAAGAGCTGTACTCTGTAAGTAAGTCTTTACTAGGATTGGGTTAGAACCAGATTCTTCAAAGAACAATCTATCCACACGGTCTCCACGGAGTTTACGAGGAACATCTACTACGAAGCCAATAATGTCTGACATGAATCCAAATTCTTCTCTGTCTTTAGTAAGAAGAGAAGCTCTCTTATGCATATCAGAATTATACTTCTGTCTTAGATGTCTCATGCCGCCTTCTGTATCAGCATTTAAATATTCAAGCTGTTCCCAGCATTTACGAAGCACGTCACTAACGAATTTCTCGGTAAATGCTACATATACTGTATGTGAACCTCTAACAGTTGTATATAACCTAACTCCTAAAGATGCTGCAATTTCACTAAACACTTTGTTACCGTATAGGCTTTTTATCCTATACTTCTTATAGTTTCCTATAAGGTCAGCGCACATATTCATTCTTTTACAGAATGTTCCGCACTCGTGGGAGGATTATTACTCTCATTAACGTTCACCTCCTGCGCGTTACGGTGGTCAGCGATGAGCTGACTTACCTCGGTATTAACATAGTAACTAAACTTATTAAACTTTCTTGATAAATAGAAATTAGCATCATTATATAGATAATGATATAGTTTACTCACTTCGCTTTTAGATGAAGTAGATATCCTATACATATCATCACGTTTAAGATAATTAATATTTACATTGATATCATTCTTAGAAAGAACCTTCTGTATATCAGACAACATAGTAATCGTTTTACTACATATATCAAACTTATATCTAACTCTGTCAGCTTTACCCTTCTCTGTAGCTAACCATCCAGTAATACACCCATCTCCATCAAAATAACCTCTGATGAAATGTTTCACAAGGTCCTCAGGAATGCTTGGAATTTTGAGTTCTGCTACGCTTTTATTATATCCTATCCCTAAGTCTACTAAGGCATTACATAATTTGGAACTAGTAATGTCAACTCCAAATGATGCATGGGCATTTACTTTCATACCGTTTCTTCCAGTTACAATATGTGGTGCTACGGTAAACGTTCTAGCGTCTGGACTTATACTATCTTTAAATAAGTACACTATTTCAGAATCTCCAGACTGCAAATGAACTCTTAAGGTTTTGCGTTTCTCATCAATACTGCCATCAGCGGCATAAAATCCAAGCAGATAAGCTTGTAGTTCAGTTTCGATTGTATCGAAGAATGTATGTCTTATTCTTCTGTTAGATATATGATTGTTGTATAAGGGATAGTTATCCTCAATAAATTTTAATTGTTCCTTCTTAGTCATAATATTAAATTTAATAAGTGATTAATCACGTTAGTCTTCACCGATTTTGCGGAATTTATAGTCGGCTTTAGTTTATTGTGTCAACCGACTCCACGAGCTTTAAGGGCGCACACATCCTTCTTCAACTTCTCACATATTTCTATGTAATGAAAGTACTCATACTGCTTACTAAAGAATGAAGGGAATGTAGTTTCACGACCGGTACCAGCTTGAGACACATCGGTGTTCTTTAGTCTATAATAATTAAGGAAGAAGTAATTATCACCTGTGATTCTATACCCATGTGATTCATATCCTTGATTACATCTTCTAACCTCTTCGTCCCAAAAGTCATTATACTTCTTTGTTCCTTCCGGATAAGCACAGTATTTACCGTTTCTTAGTTTAATCTGTCTAGCTTCAGTGAACCACTCTGGATTAAAATCCAGTCCTCTTTCTTCATCCACTGGTCGATATCCAGTCAGCTCATAAGATAGAGTAGGGTCGAAATGCTTAATCTCGGTATCTAATGATACATCCCATTCAACATTAGATGTTTTAATTGAATTGTCCTCTATGACAGGATTCATATGTTGAACAGCTTCTATTAACTCTGGTTCTACTCTCTGTATTAACTCTTGAACTGTTTCTGGAACTTCGACTTTCTTCTTAGGTCTACCACGTCCAGCCATAACTAATCTAAATGTCCTTTCTTACCTTCACCTCTGATACCAGTCTCTTCTTCTTGCTCTTTCTTGTACATATACTCAAGAGTTTTAAGTTCTTCTATAACCTTAGAAACTGATTGCATTTCTTTCATTACATCAGCCACTTTCCAAACAGGTCTATTAGTAACTGGGTCTCTTTCGGATAAATCTATGGTGTCAAAGTAATCAGTAATTCTATCAACTACACTTTGAGCAGACTTAATGAGTTTAAGTGCTCTAGATTCGTTTTGAATATCTCTGTACTTCCTACATGCGGCTCTGAAGATTGGGTCTACCCATTCCTCTTCACTTAAATTAGCATCCTGAAGACATGCTTGATGCCTTTCCTGTTCTGTATAATCAGAGTATGGAGATGCCCAATCTAACATTAGCCATATGTAAACAAGCTCTCTATAAGCTCTTGATTTGCAAACTCCCGTAGGGTCTTCTTTGGTCTTATTCCTTTCATTAGTCCATAGAGCTGCGAACTCCTTAATAAGAAGAACCTCTGGCTCATTCACAATCACCGAATTAGTACCATTATCAAATAGGAATACTTTCATATTTATTTGTTTTTATAAGGCTTACCAGCTAGTGCTTTCCTCTGAAACCCATTAAATTTCATTTCTCTAGTGCTATCTGCTGAGCCTGGTCCACCTTTAATGTGTTTAATAGCATCACCGCTAGCTTTACTAGGAATACTCCATTTATTGCTAACAGTTCCGCCCATATTCTTCTTAATTCTCTTCTTAGCCATTCCTCCGCACTTGAACGAAGTAATAGTGCCACCGCTTAACTTTTTACCTATATTACTACCTCTGGTTGCGCCTGCTCCACTAGCACCCCTGCCGTTAGCCTGGTCTTTCATGTCAACTTTCATTTTGTCCTTTAAAGGTAGTCCTTTGTAATCTGCTTTGGACATCTTCTTATAAGGGAGCTTCTTGTTACTAACATTATATATTCCCTTGCTAGTGTGTACGGTATCAGTCTTGTTAACTGCTATTTTATCACCATTCTCGTTCTTCTTAATACGTCTCTTGGCTTTACCTCCACATTTATCTTTGAATACATCCATAGCTTTACTGCCTTCAGCCATTGCTTTCCTTCTACACTTAACACATCCTCCAGCCATGAATCTCTCCACCTCATAACCTTCTGGACACTTACCTTGCAATCTGCTAATGTAGTTAATTTTGGCTCCCATCTTAGCCATGATAGTTTGATTATTCTCCATACTCTTGTATTGTTTATAGATTTCATTAATTTCCCTCTCTGAGAGTTTGGATATAGTATCCTCAAACTCCTGCTGAGACTTAGGCTTAAATAACTTAATAAGGTAGGCAGAGAACAACTCTTGGTCGTCCTGCCCACCTTGTTGAAACTTAGTTGCCATTATAGTTTAATTAAGTCTTTAGTATTAAAGATAGCTTCTTGTAGCTCTCCTCTTGTAGAGAACCATCTACATCTAATACCCTTGAAATATTCATCTTTCTTCTCATCCTTAGATGGTCTAAACGTCATCGTCTCTTTCTTAACTACAATCATCTGAGGTTTATATGGGATGTCTTGTCTTAATGTTACTACATCTCCTGGTTGATAAAACACTTTCTCTTCCATTATTCTATACTTTTAAATCGTTCTTTTAAACCTTCATTAATAACCACCTGCACTTGCTGTTCAGCTACAACTTCAAATCCTTGTCTGAAGAACGGAACAGGTACTCCAGAAGAACGCCTATAATATATATCGTCTCCCGGTTTAATAAACTTACACAAAGGACTTACTTCTATAACATTAGCTACAACTGAAAGTTGATACTCTGTATCTTTCTCTCCGGTGTCTGGATTCTTAAATGCTCCGTCATATTCTGGTATAATAAGTCCGCCTTTAGTCACTTCTATCTTTTGATACGGATTCTTAGCATAAGGTCTAACCAATACGTATGAATTAATAGGCATAATTTCCATACTATTCATCTTCTCTGTTACTTCCTCCGCTTTCTCCAATTCATCTTTAATGTTCTTATTAAGTGCTTTAGTGTAAGTATCTACTGCTTTATTATGTGCTTCCACAGCAGCTTCTTTCTTTAAATCTTTAAATCCATCTGCACCGGCAAAGCTTAATCCTTTACCCCCAAACATTACATCCATTGTTCCGTTATTACTCATAATTTAAATCATTTACCATTTACATGCTGGACATGAAGACTTAATATCTCTAACTTTAGCATTAAGTCTACACCCGCATCCACGTTTATAACCATCTTTACGTTCTGTTGATATATCTCCTGTTTTAGGGTTTAGCCACAGTTTACTGCTACATACATACCCCATAAACGAATCCTTCATAATAGGACATTTCTTACATATTCTAATACGAGCTTTAGCTATTTCTTCGTTATTACCCAGTAACTCGTTCAAGTGCCCATTTACAATATTAGTAATTCCCATAGATTTCTAATGAGCTTTAATTATACTTTACTTTTAATATCTCAAATCCCAGTTTGAAAGATACTCTATGATTATGAACTAGCTCATTAGAACTCTATAGGCTTTCTCTTCTCCTTGATTTCCTCAAGTATACACTGTTTTTTCCAATGCTTACACATACGTTCCACATCATCTTTAAGATAATCTAACTCATGTTCTGTAACGTTACCATTATGGTCATAATGTATAAGCAATAGCTTCTTAATAACAAAATCAGGATTTAATTTCTGAAGCATCCATGCATAGGTAGATAGTTGTAAAGTATAATGTACTTTATTACAGTCCATTAAGTTATTCATAGGATACTTCATCATTTGACTCTTCTTAGTCCTGGTATCAAAGTAAGATTTCTCGTCAATACTTTTATTAGTCTTGTAGTCAACAATGTAAATGTCATTTCCGTCCTTAATAAGTAAGTCAATTTGACCTGCCAACCTAAACTTATTGTCGTCCGACCTTCTGTATATCATATATTCAGGGAAGACTCCTCTTTCTATGCTTAGTAGGTCTAAGTTATTCTTCTCTAAAGATTCATTAGTATTAACTTCAAAAGTTCCGCCTAAACCGTAACTTCTCATTTGGCATGAACTCTTACCTAAGTATTGATGTTCCAAATCACTATGAATCTTTGTACCTCTTTCCTTGGAATCGGCATTAGTTTTAGACCACTCATCCAGTATATCCTGTTGTGCAGAATTAAACTCCGTCTCATTTAAATCGTACATGTCTAAGAAGTACTTCTTATCAAAACGTTTAGTTTCTAATAGTCTCTTCTTCTCCATGGCAAACTGTTCAGCACTTAATAGCTTCTGTAATGCTTTGTACTGCGACCAGAAATCACTGTCGAACTTTTGACAGAACTCATGTATCATTGTTGTTACTGAAGTGTATATAGTATTGTCGATTTCACTCCAATACATATGGGAAGAATCGTTGTAACATATTTCCTTGTTCCTCTTGTCTACTTTCATAATTCATTTTAAATTTCTTCCTAATTGAGTTATAATCTAATAAGGTAGATAGAAGTTGGATACACGGAGCAATAACGGAGTTATAGTACCCCAAATAGTACTCTTTAGTAACTGGATAAATAACAACAATCATTCCTATAGGTCCATCAATTCCAGCAATCGGATACATCGCAGCAGACTTTGCTCCAGATTCTTCTAATAAAGCTACTAAATTAGGGAATGTTCTGTAGTAGTTCTCAATAGTGTCCATTCTAATGAATTGGTTGTCATTAATCCTTCCAAGCTCATCACCGTAGTTAATATACTCCAACTCTTTCCATATCTTAATAGTTGCCTTAGTTTCATACCCTCTTCTCTTCTCTGTAAGAGCTGTTAAATAACGATATGATAAACCATGTGTACTTTGTAAGGTATTATGGTAATTCAATAACAAGACATTCGATGCATCCTTATCTTCCATAAGAATATGCTCTATATGCCCGTTAACTTGTGGAGTAATCATCTCTGTATATTTCTCAGCTAATACCTTCTCCGCAACAGCTGCCTGTCTATAATCTTCTAAAATAGCTTTAGTGTGTGAAGAGAAATGAAGCTCTACCATCAAGAATGCAAGCATTATAATGACTATCGTCTTAACACCAGAACTCCAACTGTCAATCCACCTGTACACCTCTTTTAGTTTGCCCAATAACATTAATCTACTGATTTAAAGGTTAGAGATTAATAATAGTTTAGTTTCTTTATTACTTATTTACATTGACACCTTAAATCATTAATTCATCTGATTTGTTTGATAATGTGCAAATTTAGCAATACCTTTGTGAATAAAAAAGTGATTTAACATGTAATTTAATTATGGAATTTAACGCAGAGGAATTATCAAGAATTAATGAGGCTCTGAAAGAGTTACTCGATGATGCGGACCTAGAAGAGGTTCCCATGTTTAGATGTGGTAGTAAGTTAGTAAGGAAAGATAAAAATGGAAGCAAGATTCATATTAAGAAGAAGAATCGAGGCAAATTTACGGCATCAGCTAAGAAAGCTGGACAGAGTGTTCAAGAACATGCTAGGTCTGTACTTAACAATCCTAATGCGACTCCGTTACAGAAGAAGAGAGCTAATTTCGCTAGAAATGCCGCTAAATGGAAGCATTAACTATGAAATTTAAGTACGACAAATCTAAAGGATTGCTATTCTTTATCAATCCGTTACTTCCGGTAAAAGGATATTCATTTATGAATATTTGTGCTATTATGTTTACTAGAAGTGAGGATTATATAAAGAGAATGAGTCAAGCTACAGTTACACATGAGAAGACTCACACGAAACAGATATTAGAAATGGGAATAGTATTCTTCTATTTATGGTATGTAATAGAGTGGTTTATTAAATTACTAGCTAGTGGCAATGCTCACACTGCCTATAGAAACATATCATTTGAAAGAGAAGCTAGATACGCGGCTGAACATCCAGAATATAAGAGGAAGACTTTCAGCTACGGTTGGCTTAAATGGATATTATGAGAATCTCAACTAAAGGAAGAGGGATTATTAGGGCACAACAGGGAGCTGTAGCAAGACCTAATCCTAAAGAGAATTATAAATTGCCAGAGGACCAGAGATATCAAGCCCAAACTAGAGGGATGAAAGACTTTGCTATAGAATGGTATAAAGAACGTGCTAAACAGCCTAAGTATCAATCTCAAGTTAATGAATCTAACCTTGCTAACATTACTGACCAAATTAACAGGGCAGAATATGTAGAACCTTCTAAGTTCTATTCTAATCCAAATGTATATAAAGGGAAGGTTGGTAATGTGACTCAAGCTGCCCAAGTAGCTATAAGACAAAATACGGGAGCAGCATATCCAGCAGGATTGCAATACACATACAATGCTCCTTCATTCCCATTCTCTGGAAGATTTGGCGATGTGTCTTGGCATGAAGGTATTGGACACATGGTTGGAGATAATAATCCGCAGATATTAAAGGCCAATCCTGGTATTAATAACAGAGTGGATTATGAATCCTTTACACCATTAGAGTCTCAAGTGTACAGCTCCCAACCTAATGAAAGACATGCGGACACGTGGGGATTTAGAGGAGCCAATGTAAATATGAAAGATGCGAATGGTAATTATTATATTGACCCTAATAGGCAATTAAAAGGTACAGATATTCAGGAGATGAGAACTAAGGGAGCTAAAATACCTTCAGGGTTTAATACCCTTAGTGATGACGAGATAGCTAAACTGCATAATACCTTCGCTAGTAATGCTAACAACAAAAGAAGTAATACTATGCTAATAGCTAAGAGAGGTGTGCAAATTAAACGTAGAATTATTAAATAATAACAATCATGGCTTTAATTCAAAATGAAGACAACAAATGCCCTACCACTAAACAAGTGAATGACGCACTCAAGTCTATGGGGGGGGTTCAGACCCTAGTTTTAACAACACAAGATTTGATTTATCCAGGTAGAAGTAGTAATATAGAGGTTAACAGTGCTGATAGTGCTGTAATGGAGATTGTGAAGTCTAATATGACAGACATGGTCCCATTTCAGTTACTGTATTATGGAGTATCTAATGGTACGCCAACATGTAATAGTGTGACAATAATCGGAGTTCCAATAGCTAATTTGTTCACATTATACGTAAATGTAAATCAAAGTGGTTTACAGCACTTTAGCCTTAACAAAGGCTCCAATCAAAAGTGGATTGCTTCTACACTTAGTAATTCTTAACATTTAAGAATTAAAGTACATTAATCGCAGTATGAGAAATTTTATATTTGACGTCTGGGTTTGGTCTAAAGCCAAACACTCCAGACTACTTAAGCAAATAAGGGTAAAGGCACTATCGTTTCCTTCAGATATATTCTGTTTGAATGAAGCTGCTAAAGATGCAGATGTATCACCCTATATGAAATCAGATGAATTTGAAGTAACAATTGGTAATTTAAGAGAATATCAAGAATAATGGAAAGTACTAATGAATTAGTAACAGCAGCTGAAGCTAGAGCAGAAGGCTTGAGCTTAGACGGAGTTGCGAACAATAGATGCATTACTAAGCAACAGTTCAATGATAACCTACCGTCGGGGGGGGGTATTGCTGACGCTATAGATTTATTAAACGGTTCACTAGGCGGCAGCACCCTAATATTCTTTAATAACACTACTACAGACACTACAATGGGTATATCAATCATAAATATGTATGGTCAAAGCACATCGGCTACACCAGATATTCCTGCTTCATCTATGGTGGTATACCCTATAGCAGGTGCTATAAGAAATGTAGCTTTGTTTGGCAATAGTGTGATTGGAAGTAATACTTACGTAGCATTCCTATTAAATAATACAAAGAATATGAATTACTATTCTAATTATGAAACAGATAGACTTATTATAGGAACTAATCAGAATATACCAGTACAGGGTCTACTTGCCGTTATGTGTATAAACAATACATAGCAAGTATTTAAAATGACAAATAAAATTGCAACAGAACAATATTTAATTAATTTAGCTGGTGGAGGTACAAATACTCCAACCAAGTGTGCCACTAGAGATAGAGTAGAGTTCTTCGGACTTGAAACTAACGATAATTACGCTAATAATCAGTTAGTTAAGGAAGAGGATATACAGTTGTCAACATTCCAGTATGACTTCAATATACATGTTTCAATAACTAACTCTGGGCTTACGTCTAAATCCTATGACTTTGTAGCAGATGTTTACATAGATGGAGTTCCAAATGGGTTTATAACAATTCCTAGGTCTGGAACTCTAGACTATCAAGGGGCAACTTTCTTTGACAGAAACTTCCACTTTAATTTACCAACTGATTTAACTAATGTCTCTAAATTATTGTTCACTGGATATTTCAGTACATACAGGGTGACTGTAGATGCAGATAGTGTAACAAATAACGCAGTATGCCAATCTGGGGTAACTACTGAAATACCAATAAATCAGGCATATATAGGAGGTGACACAGCTAATATTTCTATAAATGTAATTATATAATGAAGTTTGTAACATTCTTAAAGCAAGTATTCACATCCCACTCTGGCATATCATCTAAGAGACTCTGCGGAGTAGTAGGGTGGTTTGTCTGCTTGGGAGTGTTAATATACTGTGCAATAAACGTAATTCAAGCCCCATTAATGATAGACACAGTCCTGTTGTGTTGTATGGGATTGCTTGGCATAGATTCAGTAACAGGAATATGGAAGAGATTCACCAATAACGATAAATCGAATAAATAATGAAAGTAATACCTAAACTACAACAAGGAAACACCATAGAGTCCGATAATACTAAAGTAGTTAGGCCAGAAATTCATGAACCTATTAAAGCTAAACCTAGACAGTATTCCATTGTAGATTTAGGTGGAGAACCTTCTAATGATACCAGGTCAGCTGCTGAAAGAAATAGAGACTATTGGCATCCTATTAAAGGAGCTAAAGCCAGATTCAGGGCTTCTATGTCCAATGAGACTAATCCTTTAGTTGGAATAGAAAGAACTATACTTCCTTCAGCAGCTGGTGCTGCATTAGTAACAACTCCAGCCGCTGTTGTAGTAGGAGCTTTAGGTAATATGACTGTGGATAAGCTTACCGGGGGCTGGGGTAACTGGTTGGAAGATAAAACTGGCATTCCGTCCGAAATTGGAGTTTATACTAATCCAGGAGCTTGGTATGGTGGTGCTAAAGGATATAAGATTGGAAAGGACAAGTTAATAACTAAATCAATTAAAGGTGACGCTGACTTAGCTTGGAATCCTATTAACAAGAACCATTGGATATTTAATAAGGAAGCAAGGACTCCTTCTAATATAGCAATGGCAACAGCTAACAGAATTACTCCATTTCTATCTAAGGTAGAGAAATTACCATTAAAAGTGGCTGCTTATAAAGCTGCCAAGAGAACTAACGGTAATGCATCAGTAAGTTTGCAAGATATAAAAACAATGCCAGCCGACTACACAGGTTCTTCAATACTAGGTGGAGGAAATTTAGAAGGTAGGAATCTATTAGCTAAATATATATTTGATGAGAATCCAGTAGTTAAAAGAATGTTCTTTAATAAAGCTACTAGTAATATCAAACCTATTAGCCGTAATGAAGCAAGGAGAGGATTTAGTCATGGCGATAGATATGAGCAGCTTTATCCTGGGGTTCATAACAGAAGATACGAAATGAGTGCAGTAGTACCCTCTGGTAGGCCATTGAAATTTCAAGAAGCTTCTGAATTTACAGAATACGCAGGAAAGAATCCGATTGGTAAAATTATTGGTAAGGAAGCTGAACCAGTAATGCGTATGGGAGATAAAGAGTTCATGACCTTTAGGCAGCCAGGAACCGATTATATAGGTCCTATTGATGACGTTGCTGGACACTTGGTTAAGTTTCAAATGAATAAGGGTAAGCTTAGACAGACTTCTCAAGATATGTGGAAATTTAATCCTGCTGACTATGCTAAGAGGTGGAATGATTCTCCTAATACTGCTAACCAAGTTAGGCTTACTAAACAAGCTGCATTAATGGATAAAGTAGGTCGTCCGTTTATACTACAGCAATCTAATCCTATATGGATTGAAGGTAAGTCTGTTAGAAATCCAGAATTAGTAACTATGGCACATGGTGGAAGATTTGATTTTAAGAAGTCCCCTCTGTTAAAGAAACAAGAAGAGATTAACGGTAAAAGGGACATGCGTAAGAAGTTCATCAAATCAAGTCGTCCAACCTATAAGAAGCGAATCAAGAAAGCTCAACAAGGAATGAAGTTCGTAAGTTATAATCCAGTAAGTAATCCTACAATAGATTACACTGATATTACTAATCCTATTAATCCATTTAGTGAGTATAATTATAATACAACTTACGATAAACCAGAGGCTTTAGTAGTACCAGTAAGAGATACTAATGAAACTGATGTAGTAGCTAATAATCCTACAGTAGAGCCAGTAATTAATAAGCCAGTAGCTAGTAAAGTTACATATACTCCTAAATCCTATAAAGGATTAGCTGCATTTAATAAGGCTTATGATGAAGTAGAAGCTAGTAATCCAGAAGCTAAGAAGTATAGGCAATTCCTTACTAAAATGGCAGAGCAGGAATCTGGATTTAACAGTGCAATTCAGAATAGAGCAGGAGCACCTGCCTATGGCTATTTCCAATTCATGCAGGATGATAAGAAGTATAACAACATTAGACAGTATGCAGATACGGATATAGAGACATTTAGAAACAATCCTAAGTTACAAATAGAAGCTGCAATTAAACTTGCCAAATCATTTGAGAAGGGATTCAGTAAAGAGGATTTGGAACTTGCTAATAAGAATGGATATTCTACTTGGGGATTATTAGGTGGGGCTTGGTTAGCAGGTAATGGTGGTGTACGTAAGTTCTTAAGAGGACAAGGTAATCCTTCTGATAGACATTGGAGTAAAGAAGGTAAAGGTACTGATGTAGCTACTAGGATTAAGGCATTTAATTTTAAGGAAGGTGGTATTATTAAGTATCAAGAACCTGCTCAACCTATTAAATATATGGGAGGTTACGATAAGAGAGGTAACATGGTATTGCCAGTTACTAATGAGAATGGTATGAATAATGTAACTTTACCAGAAGTAACAGTTACTCCTAGAAATATTAATCTGGCTGGTGCTGTAGATAGAGGTAGGAGAGAAGCTGCACCTTATGTTAGTACATTATTAACAGGTGCAATATTTGGACCATTATCAGTAGCAGGTGGATATGCAGGTAATGAAGCAGTTAATAAGATAACTAATGTAGCTAGTAATGGCAAGTATGATGATTGGTCTGATATGCTCTCTAGAACTACAGGAATGAATCCTGTAGTTGCAGATTTCTTTAACATAGGTAATTTGGCAGGTGGATTTGGAATGCGTAACTTTGGACCTAAGTTAAAGCCAGTAAAAGATATGGCTGTTGGTGGTAACAAATGGGCTAGAGCTAGGGTAATTAGTAAGACTATAGACAAAGGGACTCCTTCAGTTGAGCCATTGCCCAATAATGTAGGTTGGGGACCTAGGCAATCCATACATGTAGTACATGATAAGAATAGTGCTAGACTCCCGAAATTATACTTTCCAGAAAGGTGGGATGCTATTCATGAAGGCGCTCCTGAAGTTGGTATATGGTATCAAGGTAAATTTGGCAATCCAAGAACAGCAGCTAATCACTCTATACCAGGTAAGGCAGAGAAAGCAGCTAAGGCTAGAGAGAGAGATTTGCCAAGAGACCTTACAGAGTAGAAGGTGACTTAGAGTTAGAGAGACCAATAGTTACTGTAGGTGACGTACCTAACAGAGCAGCATTAGAACGAGCAGCTGATAAGATGAGTGCTGACGGGGTAATCTTTAATAATGTATATGATAATGGATATTCTAATAACCAAGTAATCTTTAGTCTTAGAGATGATTTGAAGAATGGTAGAGTGTTTAAGAAAGGAGCTAAGCCTAAAGTGGATGCATACTATCCTAGTAAGGTGTATAAGAGAACCGTAGATGATGTAAATCGTGACTATCTTAACTTTATAGAATACATAGATAATTCAGAAACCATGCAGAAACTTGCTGATATAGATAAAGAATTAGGTACTCAATATGTTAAGGCTGTTACTGATTTTAAAGAAGCTGCCAAACAAGGAAAGTTAAGGGTTAAATCACCTAAACCTGGAACTTTAGATATACAAGGATATCCAATACGCAATCCTCAAACATTAACTCATCCAGATATAATGAAGAATCCTAGTTACGATTATATAGACATAGATATACTCGCTGACTTCCCACCTAATTCAGTAGGACATGAGTTCAAACACGCAATTGAGAATTATCAAGCAGCATTGAGTGGAATTAAAGGTTCTGTTGATGATGCGTTATTTGCCAACCCTAGGCTACAAGCTTTAATGAAGGACAATATAGTATCAGAAGACGAGTTTGTAGCATCAATGGTAAAGAGATATCCTAAGAATGATATAAAAGAAATTCGAAAGGTGTATAAGTACTTAACTGACCCAGGTGAGTTTAACGCCCAGTTACACCCATTAATAGAATTAGAGCAGAGAGCAGGTAAATCTGGATTACCTAACTTTAAGGATGCTGATGCAGTAAATCAGGTAATCAAACAGGGCAGAGCTAGTGGTCATGGTGGTTCTCACTTGGACATTCTCTTTAATAATTTACTTAAACCTGATAAAAGAGAAGAATTTGTTAAACAGTTTAATAAATATGGGTGGAGTTTGGCAGCTCCAGCAATTATAAATAATAGAGAGTAATATTATGGAAGAATATCCTTATACAGAGGTTGTAGACGGTAAAGAGTACACCTATATTAATATGGGTACGTACTATGTAACTAGCTTAGAGACTGGAGACAGAAGACTTGTACAGAGAGAGGTACCATTCTTATTCGATGATGAGTATGATACAGGTGTAAAAGATGAAGATGATACTGATTGCTTAACTGGGCATGAAGAGATTCTTAACCCATTTAAAGCAGAATATGATGAGAATGGTAAGGAGATATTTATACCTAAAACCAAATGAAGAAATAAATACAATGAGTAGAATAGTTACACAGGATAAATTAAATGAATTAACAGGTAAGAGTATAGACTATGGACAGGGGGGGGGTATTGTCCCTATTATGACTTACTATTGTCCTTATGGGGACAGGTAGTTAAACAACCTAATAATTATAGGTCTAACCAGTTAGTTAAAGAAGAAGATATAGTTGTAAATAAAGACTTATTCCTTATTAATGCGGAGACAGGTAGTTTATACTTTGCTGGCGGTGGTACCTATGCTCAAATTCCAGCTATAGACGGCCATGAGGATTTTATATACATAGCTGGAGGAGGTGAAGCAATTGGAGCATTGTCTATGCTTGGAGGATTGTATGTAGTTAATCAGTCTACCAAACAGTGGGAATTAAAATACAAAGATACTGTAAAAGCTTATGGTTATGCTCACTTGGCTAGATTCTCTACTGGCTGGGTATTTTATAAAGGAGCAGGAGGAGACGGTAAGAACTATGTTATTATAGTGTATGATGACGGTACAGTAAAGGAGCGTAGTGTTGTAGGTCCAGTCAGTAGCATATCAACTGGGCCTTATGATTACTGCTGTGTTGGGGCATCGTATCAGGGAGGAGCTAGAATATATACCTTCTTAGCTACATCTTTACCGGATTCTCTTACTTATTATACTCCAGGAATGTTTACACCAAGTGCAGTAATACAAGGGTTTCATTCTTCGCCAAGAAGTGTAGTATATAGCACTACAAGTAATTATACATACGTTAGTACTAACCCAACTGGAACTCAATGGACTGCTGCAACCACTAGACCACAACTAACTGCTTTGACTAAAGGTTTGTATGCAAATGAAGCTGGGACTAATACATTTATGCTTATAGGAAATAATATGAAGAGTGTGTCTACAGATAGGGGTAATAATTGGACTACATCTACACTAGGTGAATATACTCTTACTGATTTAATATATGTAGATTCAAATTGGTATGCAATTGGTTCGAATGGAACTAAAAGACTCCTATTGCAGAATACAGCTTCTACATTTGACCAAAGTAATAAAATACTTGACTTGCCTGACTATTCTAGACAAGTAATTAAAATTAATACATAACAGGTTGATATAATAAAGCCCGAGCCTAGTAATTAAACTAAGTTCGGGCTTTGTTGTTTATAATAAGATTCCGTCTCGGTAAGTGAGAATACGTCAGAGCGCACTGGCGTAGACCACCAAGACGAAGATGTAAAAACTATCTTAGGCTTTGTGCCTAGCATCTACTGGCTGGTATCAATTTATTATATAGCTGTAGTGTCTATAGAGAATGTCACGTACCACCAATATAAATCATCTGCATTATCTATCCCAACTTCCAGTAGCTGTGACCAAGTTACTCCTTTGTATTTCCGTAAGTCCTTAAGTACATTCAGCACATCTTCCATGGGATTAATGATACATCCTTCAGCTCCATTTGTTCCATTGCTAATTGTCATATAAACTTGTAATTTAGATTTACCTCTAGGAACAACGGCAAATGTTTCATAATGGTCTTTTATGTTCAAAATAATATCTTCTATATGTTCTAGAACATTGGCTTGTAAGGGTTCGCCAGTCAGGTTACACATTCTTAAGCCTTTGGGGGTTCTTTCATAATATAAATGCTTTAAGGACCCAAGTGTATCATACCAAGTTCCAGAGTTAAACAGTTTAATTACTTGTTTACGTTCCTCCTCATTATAAGGACTCCACCTATTCCCAAATCCTCTACTGGTTCTATCATTGTATGTTTCTGTTCCTGACTGTACTATATAGTCAATAATAGTGTCCAAATTAGATTCTATTATTTCAGTAGCATAGTCTAAAGGGTACTTCCCGTCAACTGCCTTAGTAGTATCAGCCTCAAGAATGGGATATTCTTCGTATGAGAACAACAGTCCTCTAGTTTTAGGAGTAGAGAATATGCAAGCATTTGTGTCAAATAGAAAGCTGTCAGCCTGATGTTTTACTCCTGTTAGACAGTCAATACAGAATTGTTTTATCTTATCTCTTTGTGCCTTTAATGATGATGCTATATCATTACAATTGAACTGTAAATTTATAGATTGCATATCAAAGTAAAGGATTATCCATTTATTATACTCCTCATTTGTCATAGTTCATCAATCAAAACTTCCAAAACTAGCTACTAAGCTCATTGGTATGTGTATTGTATCTTTTACTCTGCGAGTACCGTCCTCATCACAATGATTCTCAATACCTCTTCCCAATATTATTGATTTGTCGTCCATATATGCCAAGTAGCCCACTGTAGTTATCAAATTCTCATCTGGGCATTTTCCTAGTATATGTCCTCCACGCAATACGTATCTATTATCCCAATGAACCCACATAGGTTCTCCTACTTCATATCCTAGTTTCTGTACATTTAATTTATTCTCCATAATTCATTTATTAATTACATACAAGTGTGAACTAATACATCTCCCTCACCATATTCTCCTAGACAGTTATCATTAAAGATTGCACAGATGATTTGGTCTGCCTGTTTCTCTGTTATCAAATTGTTCTCTAGTAATTTGCCTACTAGGACAGGTACTATCTCCTCCACTTCATCAACATTAATTAATCGCTTTCCCATTCTTCTTCTAATGTATTATACAACTTAATAAAATCTTCTCCTTTATATTCACATATACATTCATTATCCTTATTAAAGATAGTAAGCATGTGCATATCCTTAGATTGTCCATTGTCTACATAAGAATACATCCCGTGTACCAATACGTATTCGGGATGTTTCTCATTCCAGTTATTTACAAGTTCCTTCATCGTTAAGTGTTATTCCATTACTAGCATAAGATATAAATGTACCTGTGTCATATGGTCTCCAGCCACTATCATCTCTACGTATAGTAGTTGTTGTCTGTCCTACATTAAATTGTGGAATCTCTACTATATTATCAAGAACTCTAAATAAGTCCTCTATTGATAAGTTTGGAAGTATCTGATGTAAATTCTCTAATGTCCTTCTAACATCAATCATAATAGTATATTTTAGCAAATTGTACACCACCTATACTAATATTAGGCAGTAATACTTCATATAGTTCTGTAGATTCAAATGTATCTTTATATTCTCTAGGAACTAACAGAGTGTCAACATGATGTCCTCTAGATATTCTAGCTAGATAGGAAATCCTACTGTCATCAAAGTCTGTAAGTTCCAACATAATGGCATTATGATGCCTAGGACAATTTCCACTAAGTATTATCATAATTACTTCTCCTGTAGTAAGATTCTCATCTCTTCCTTCCAGTTCTTATACCACTGTTCATTAATAAGGTCTTCCGATTCAATTAATTCAATCAAATCTTTAGTGCCATTATGAATTTGGCTACATAAATACTGTGCTAATTGGTTCTTTAATTCATCCATAATTATTAGTCTTTAGTTTTAACATAAAGTTGGCAATGGCAAGTCCCTTCTTCCATTTCCCTAAACTCTTTACACATACATACTGTATTTTCATCTCTTACTAAGGAACATGGGCAGTACTTCTTACCATATTTCTCTTTATTCCTTTTAAGTCCTGCTAAGACTGTCTCTTTTATTTCTTTATTATCAGTTACTTTAATCATTGCGCTGACGCTGTATACAGTTCTATGTTTAGGTCTATTTCCCCACCAGTAAATCTAAATACTCTACCAGAATTATTCATTTTGACCCACCTTCCAGATGAAGGGAATGTTACTCCTTCTGCCCAATTCTCAGATTGAGAATCTACTGCTAATGTAATTTGAGACACTTGCCTAAGCATCATGTATCCCTCAAAACGTATCCAAACAGGTGTATTATATGGGTCTTGGTTAGGAAGTGCTAGTTTCTCTAAGTAATATTTAAGAGGATTTGCCAGAGTTTTAGTATATGTTTGTTCTCCTTGCTCTAATCTTGGAGTAATTGTAAAGTAAGTAGTATTATCAGAATACTTAAATGGTTCTCCATCTACTGAACTCTGATTAACAAATGAGAAACGTACTCTAAATTGCTGTATATTATTAATTGGCATATCCTGCCAACCATAATGAAGGATTACATTTGGAGCAGTTATAGCTGCCTCTATACCTTCTAACTCCACTAACTGATTATCGGTATAACTAAATCCACTTTTAATCTGACATCCTAATTCAAGTGCCCTGGCTTTAGTACAGCACTTGTTATCAATTACCGAGAGAGTCCCCCCCTATAGTCCTAGCTTCTAATTCTGTTGCTATTTTACTCATGGTTCTTGTATCGTTCTGTAATATTAATTAAATCCTTGTTGTCATGCAGTAACTCTAAGAAAGCCTTGTCTACTGCTATATCAAATGCAGCATTAGTAATGATTGGTTCTTTATGCACTCTCTCAATCTCTTCTCTAATCATTTGTTCAGACAATTGAGTGTATAATCGTCTGGTATAATCATTATACCAAGGCTCTTTAAATGTTACTATAATTTCTTCTCCTGTCATAAATATATTGTCTTTAGTAATCCAGGTAGGCAATACTTCCAGCCTGGATATATGTATGCATTCCTATACAATGCTTCTTCTACTAACTCTACTTCTTGTGTTATCATTGAAGTTTCTCTAAGTTCTTTACTATCGTGAATAGCTCATCTGGTTCAAATGACGTAATATCATTAATAACATCAACCATATACTCTTTAACTTCATCTAGAGTCATTATTTTAAATTCGTCCTTAGACAGACCTTTAGTTTTGATAAATTTACTAAATATGTCTACAATTTGGACCAAGTTGTGCTTATCTTGTAAATAGAACTCACCCTTCTCGGGATGAGATGCTAATTTAAAT